AGCGGACTTGCGATAGTGTTAGGTTGCTTTGAGAATGACCCCGTAAAGACAGGAGCGCAAGCACCGAGCGCGCAGTCAAGGGATTTAATCAGATACCGTGAAAGGCTTTTGACGAAATTCGGGTTTTTAAGATACGTTCCGCGGCGGTGGAACTTTGAGTGTGCAGAAGCAGGGCAAAATCTTATGAATCAGTTTGTAGCAGATACAGGCGGCACGGAAGATTGTATGCCCGTTCGGAATAAGTCGATTATGGGCGATATAAAGCGCGTAAGAAGTATGTTGCAAGAGAAAGTGTTATTATTCCACGTAGACGGAGAGCCTGACGAAGATAGCGCAGAAAAGCTTATGAGCGATATAGAGAACTACGTATTCGATGAAAAGACGAACACGGTGAAGAAAGGACAGCGCGACGATACGATAGACAGTTTGGAATACGGCACGAAACTTATATACGATATGCCGATACAAACGACAATGAGGTAAGGATATGGCAGTTGCACAGACAAACACAGCGGTTATAAATGCGCCGAGTAGAAAATTATTCGCGCCTATGTTTCGCGCGCGTTGGCAGAATATGCAGAACGTTGTCAACGATAGCGCGTTCCTTGATTTAATTCCCGAACCGTATTTAACATATTATACCTCTTTCGTGCGGCAGTGCTTGCAGTGGAGCAGAGGTTTTGTGCCTATGTTACACCAAAAGGACTTTTTCTCAACGGGAATGGGATATACTGTTTGCGAGATAATCACGCGAGAGTGTTTAAGCGGCGGATTTAGATTGGAAGCGCGGGAAGATAGCACGCAAGCGGCAATGGAAGAGTGGCAAGAGAAAACGCACCTTGCGAACGAGATTTACCGTATGTTTTGGCATAGCACGGCTGGCGGAAATGCGTTGATGGTTATAACGCCAGTTGACGGCGAAGCGTATGTTTCGTCATATCCGATTGATAGGTGTATCTTTCAAATCAATCGTCGCGGAGACGTTACAAATTGCCTTATTTTCAATAGGTTTACGGCGGGCGAAAGCGCGTACTATGCAAGAGAACGGCGCAGAGTGCTGAAAGGCAAAGGATATTACAAGGTAGAGCTTGCAAAAGGTACTTTGACAACTTCGCCAACGTTTACAAGCAAGTCTGTTAAAGATATACCATACGAAATCAGAGCGCAGTTTGAATACACGTACGGACATATTAAAATCAATACGTGGTATGAAATGCCGAACGGAATAAGCGGTATCGGCGTTTACAATATTAAGAACAAAGCGATAGCGGCGGCAATGTCAGATATGCCCGGTTATAGCGATTCGTCGCTTTATACGGCGCTTGACGTGCTTTATTCTATTGATTATAACTACACGCAGGCGCAAGTCGATATGTATAAAGGCAAGTCAATCGTTCTTATACCAAAGCAAATGGCGGGCGCAACGATAAACACAGGGCGAGTAAACGTAGCAAACGGCATAAGCTTTACGGAAGCGATACAAGAACCGCAGTTAAGAGACGATTTTTACACGGAAGTTATGACACCGAGCGGCGAACCGATAAAGCCTACGTTTGTGCAGGCTGACTTGCGGGGAGAAGCGCATAAGTATATTCGAGACGCGGATTTAGAGTTGCTTGCGAGTAAGGTAGGGCTGTCAAGCTCAACGCTTGCGAATCATCTGACTTATAACACGAGCAAGACGGCAACGGAAGTCAGAAGCGAGCAGGACACGACCGAAAGCACGATAAACGCAAAGCGAGAATTAGCGAGCGCGCCGCTCAATCAAATGCTTACCGATATAGCGCATTTTTACGGCTTTAAAGATAGCGTAGAAATCAATTTCGGCAGGGCGGGCGTGAATAGCTCAACAGAAAATCAAGAGCTATTGCAAGACTATCAGGCGGGAACGATACCGTTAAGAAGATACCTTAAAAAGCGTTGGGCGGACTTGTCGGAAGAAGAAATCGAAGCTTGGGCAAAAGAGATAGAAGAAGAGCAAGAAAGCAAAACAAAGCAAGACAATTTCGGCGGTTTTGGGTTTGACGATAAAGACTATTTCGGAGACGGCGTAAATGACGGAAGCGAAAGACAAACTGAACAAATCGGCGTTGGCGATAGAGAACGCGCAGAATGATATTCGGTTATTGATACAACGCGCATATTTGTATAATTATGCAAGAGTTTATACAGAAAAGGCGTTAAAATCGATAATCGAAAGCGCGTTAAAGTTGATAGACATACCGAGATTAAAGCGCGATACCGTATTATCGTTGACAAACTACGCGAAGCGACAAAAAAACGCGTGGAATAACAGCGGAATAACGCCCGCGGTATTGTTTTTCATTTCAAAGCGAATAAACGCGAGCGGAGAACCGGATAAAAAGGTATTGACGGAGCGATTGCCGAGTGCAGAGATACAACGCGATATAGAAAGGCTGACGGGAAAAAGCGTTGAAACGGTAAATAAAGGTGTCCCGTTGCAAAGGTTTTACGGAGATATATGGAAAGAGAAAATCAAACCTACATTATCGAAGATAGCGGCTGAAAAAGCACTTGACCCGAACGACTACACAGGGCGAAACAGTTTGCGAAACCTTGCGGAAATGGAAGTCAGGTATCAAGGGCATAAAGACGAGATAGAAGAGCTGAAAGAAAGCGGAGAAAGGCTTGTGTTATGCTCAACTCACGCTGACTGTTCGGAGCGTTGCGCGCCGTATCAAGGGCGGTTATATTCGTTAGACGGAACGAGCGGAGAGATAGACGGGATAAAATACGTTCCGCTTGAATACGCAACGAATAACCCACGAGATAGATACACAACGAAAGCGGGGCGAACGTATCAGAACGGACTTTTGGGGTTTAATTGCCGACATAAACTAACGCCTTACAGGGGGCAAGCCCCCGAATATGTAAGCGAAAGCGAGCGCAAGAAAGAATATTCTATAACGCAAACGCAAAGGGAAATGGAAAGGCGCGTGCGGGCATTAAAAGCGGAAGCAGAGATGACGAAACACGCAAAGAGCAAAGAATATATAAAGTATCGGGAAATGGCGAAACAAGCCTACGAAGAATATAAGCGATACAGTAAAGAAAACGAACGTGCGTATTATCCTATGCGCGTAAGTATATAAAAAATAAATCAGGAGGTATAAGGTATGTTCGGTAAAAAAATCACGCTTGACGATATTTTGAAAGGTATCGACAATCTTTCGGACGAAGAAAAAGAAAAGGTACGCGATAAAATGGCTGACCTTTACAAAGCCGAGGACGAAAGGGAAATCGATAAAGTAAAAAGAGAGAAAGCTGACACGGACGAAAAAGCAGACGAGAAAGGCGAAGAAGAGGACGAGGAATCGGAAGAAATCGGCAAAGACGTTGACGAAGTAGAAGATGACTTTGACGAAGAAAACGAAGAACCCGAAAAAACGGAAACGCCCGCCGCGCCAACCGAAACGGAAGAAGAGCCGAAAGATGATAACGCGAAAATGTTCGCGGCTATTGCAGAACGGCTTGACCGAATCGAAGCGGCACTCGGCGAAAGTATGAGAAATCCGAAAGAAGCAGACAAAAAATCGAGCGAAGAACTTACGGCGCTTGAAAGAAAATACGCATTTTAAAAAACAAGGAGATTAAAAGAAAATGAGTAAAGTTATTTCCACTTATGGAAACGTAGAACAGTTTGTTACTTCCGCCCTCATGGGTATGGGAGCAACCGAGCAGGACGCGAACGGGCGTTTTTACCTTGACGGAAGTATGGTAAACGTAGAACTTTCCGACGTAATCGCGGAAGCTATCTACATTCAGGAAATTTTCCGCGACGGGCAGTCCGTAACGGGCAAGTATTCCACCGACAGAAAAGCGGGCGCGCTGCGCGTTATGCTTGATACGCCGCTTCCTTCCACTTCCAGAACCGTATCGTACGGCGGCAGAAACGGCACGGACGGCAATTCGGGCGTGATTAACACGAACCCAGCGTTGCTTCCCGCAAACGACGAATTTATGATTTACCTCAATCAGGTAAACGACCAGTCCATGCTTTTCCCCGATTTGGGCAAAGAGTATTTGCCGCTTGACGTTATGGCGAAGAAAATCGCTTCGTATTCGAAATCCGTTACGCAGGATAGAAGTGCTTCCACGCTTGCGGAAATCATCGCGTATGCGTTCTTCCGCGCTTTGAACGGCGGCGAAAACCTTTATCAGATTGAGGATTTGGATGCGGATAACGCGTATGCGACGGCTTGCAATGACATCAACGCGGTGCTCGATAACGGAGACCAAGCGCAGGGAGCGTTTACGTATTCGACCGAGGGGCGTACGATTATCGGCAGACCTACCTTTATCAATAAGGTATTCAATCGCAAATCGGGTATTATCCTCAACGGCAGCGACCTTGCACAGGAAATGCTTCGTGAATACGATTTGGACGCGAAATTCGAAAGCAAAGGCTACGTCGGCACGGGGTACAAAGGACACGCGCTTGGCTTCCATTGGCAGAGTGCGCCAGATTATATTTGGACGTTGGCAGAAAAATACCTCGGCTTAGCGGCGGGAGCGTTGTCGCACGTGTACGCTATTGCGGTTTCGTTCGAAGCCACCGCGCTTGGACGTATCGTTGACCTTGGCGTGAAAATTATCGATGCGAACGAAGTGCGCGGCGTTAAGGCACAGCCTTTGAACGTTTGGGGACACGAAGCGTTCCGTAAATCTGTAGTTATTGGCGATAACAACCTTACGACCGGAACCGTTGCAGGGCTTGGATTTACGGCAGATACCCGGAAATATCCTATCGCTCCGAAATCGGTTGCGGCAATGGATAAAATCGTTCTTCCCGTATTCGATGAGGGCGGACAGGTTATCGGTTACAAGCAGGTTGCGAACGTTCCGAAGCCCAACGGCGATAACATTCAGAGCGGCTTGAAACACGTTGCGGCGCCCGTATCCGATACGCCCGCAGGGAAAGTAACGGCGAATAAAGTTGTGAAATTCACTTGCGCAACGGCAGGAGCGGATATGTACTATACGACGAACGGCGATGAACCTACGACAGCGAGTACGAAATACACGTCGGCGGGTATTACGATTGACGCGGCAAAGACGATTAAGATTTTTGCGGTTAAGGCGGGATATGCGCCGTCCGAAGTCGGAACTTATACTTACACGGTATAAAACTGTTTTCGTCGGTTTTTACAGGTTTAAAAGCCGACACCACTTACAGAAGTCATTTGTTTTTACCCTCTTAATACGTTTTGGTAGGTTGTACGTAACAATCTACCACCATAATAAAACACGAGGTGCAAATATGTTTATACAACCTTACAATTCGGATTATATGACGTTTGACGAAAACACGGGGCGGTATGTGCTTACAACGAAAGCGGTATTAGACCAGTTAGGGATTGATTTAAACGTACTTGCAAAAGACAACGGGAACGGCGTGAACGCGTTTTTAAACCGTGTATCAATGCTGACTTACAGGAAAATGCACGAATACGGGTTTGAGGACGAGCAGGATAAAATTATAGCAACGACGGAAACGGGGCGAAAGATAATTCAAGAAGCGATGATAGAGCAATGCTTTTACGTAAAAGCGGTAGGCGATTTATCTTTAAGCACGAAAAAAGAAGAGAGAGCATTATACGCAAGCGACGGCTTAGAGTGTATTTTTGAAAAGATTATACCCGAAATCGGGAAGTCGGTGATAAATATCTCAATGGGGTGCTGAAATGGATTTTTTAAGTGAAATGTGTTCGAAGAAAGACACGGAATACTTGACGGGAACGTATTATAAACGCCGCCCCGTTGAGCCGTCAGACAGCGGGGAAAAATTCACTTATGAAATGTTAGACCCGCACAGCAGAGAATACAGAACGATTATAGGCACTTTATTAGTCGAGGGGAAAAGCACGGCGATTAAAACGCGTTCGGCAATCGACTTTAAAGAAAAGCAGTATATTGTAACGCAAGACGGGCAATTTTGGCAAATTGTATCTGTTTTAGAGAACGTGCAAGCGGAGCAAAGCAAACAAGCGTTGCGGTTTTTCGTTGAAACGGCGCAGACGGAAAAAACAATCCGCTTGATAGGAAAAGATAATCCGTGGGGATTGCAATGACAACGCGGGAATTTCAAAGGTTTTGCGACAGCCTTTTTCAAGGAACAAAGCGTATAACGCCTATCGACACGGGAAATATGCGCTATAACGCCGTAAAAATGGTATACACGGACGGCGGGAACGAGTGCCATATTTACGTAGACGAAGCAATCGCGCCGTATGTATTCTATACTAATGAACCGTGGATAAGCCCGAAATGGCACGGAAAGAAAAACCCGAATGAGGGGTGGTGGGATAACGGCGCGCAAATAATCGATGAAAGGATAAGACAAAGATTAGGCGCAAAATTATCTCAAAACAATATCATAGCAAACAAGAGGTAAAAGATGATTGAGTTAAAAAAGCTTGCAGAAAGGCTTGAAACACAATTAAATGACGGCTTGACGGGCGATATATCATACAAGCTTTTCACCGATACGGGAACATTTAAAAAGGCGTACAGAGAAAGAAATTCCGTTATTACGTATATAAACGGCATTTATTCGAACGTATCTTCCGATATATCCAACGTATACGACGGCGCAAACGGCTTTTTAGTCGGAAGTATGACAAACGAAGTCGTTCTTGTTATTCCTTGCAAGGATGATGACGAGGACGTTTATGCAGTTATTCATAGCCCGAACGAACCGCAACCTGAACCAAAGCTTGTAGAAATTGGGAATAATACTTTTATCTCTCAAATTAGAAAGCGGCTTGACGATATAGCGGCGAAAACGTTATATTTTACCGAAACCGACAGCGAAAATAAGTCTTATGACGTATCGGTTGCATTTCAGCTTGCAGATACGGGAATAAGAGAACAATTACCGGAGCTTGGCGATTGTTTTACGTTCTCTATGCAAGCCTTTTACAATATCATCGAGAGCGGCGATAATTCCCGGAAATGGAAAATCTATTTAGACGATATAATTTTGCCGTATTCGTCAATGTCTTTGCAGCGGCAGACAACAAACGAAACGACGGTATACGCGAACAAAGGGCGTTCCACAAGCACTTTGATTGTGGCAGATACATTTTCTTGCGGAATCGAAATTCCGTCGCTTTTAATGGGATTTAACAGCATTGTAAAAGATTTCTTATTGAACGGCTCAAACGGTTATGCACACGTTGCGAAATTCGTTGCGGGCGATACGACCGTTTACAAATTGGTTGTTTTATCCGAAGACACGGCAACCGCAAGCGGCGTTTTAAACGTTGGGTTAAAATTGCAATTAAACGAAACGAAAGAAGCTTATGGGCTTATAGCGTTTTCGCCGTCGAATTATATTATTTATCGGTGTAAAACAAGCGCTTCGTTTCCTGAACATATAACGTTTGACAGTGATTTTGCCGTTCATTATACCGATTATTACGGGTATGGATTCGATACGGGCGGAATAAAGAGCTTTTATCCGTCTTACGGCGAGCTTCTTATTTTTCCGAAAGGAACGACTGTAAAGTTCGATAACGCACAGAATTGGCAACAAATACAGTGAGGTATTTATGGCAACTTACGAATATATTATAAGGAATGAAACAAGCGGAGAGGGCGGCGGCTTACCCGTAGCGAAAGTATCATCGCGCGGCGGAGCAGATAAGCCGCAACAGAGCGGCGCACAGAAAACCGTAAAAACGCTTAAAACATTATCTAATTTATATGTCGTACGTGAAGCCGTATCTATCACAAAAAGCGAATTTATGTACAAGGCGAACACGGTAGAGCTTCGTACGGGTTGCAAGGACTTACAACAGAAAGTCGATTTTCAAATGCAATTAGGACAAATGGGATTAAATCTACTTGGTTCAGCGGTTGCGGGGTTTGCCGTAGGCGGCATTATAGGCGCGGCAAGCGCGGCAGGATTGAGCGTTTTATCGCAAGCAATAGGATTCGCACAGAGCACAAGTCAGGCGCAGAGAACGATTGATTTGAAGCAGTCTATCGAGGATAATACAATCCGTATGCAAATGGTGCGCGCAGGCTCACGAGGTAGTAGGGGGAATTACGAACAATGAATAATATAAGAGTCATGATTGGAAATACCGATTATACAAGTTATGTCGTATCGCCATTAAAAATGGGGAATTTGCTTGATGAACGGTTAGACGAAGTAAATTTGAATTTGCGTTATATATCAAAGCCGTATTTTGAGCCGCAAACGCTTGTAGAAATATATATAAGGAATAATCCCGAAGCGCATTATAACGCGGCAATGGCGGCGGATATTCTTAAAGAATCGGATTATAATTTTTCGAACGGCGTATCATCTGACGGGCATTTAAAGCAGATACTTGACAGTAGCAGAATCAGGCAGACATACACGAAATATTTTATCGTAGCAAGCGATAACGTTTCCGAAATTATCGCAGGCAGCGGAAAATTCGAGCACGAAATTTATTTGATTGAGCGCACGAAACTTTTAGAGGGATTTATCGGCGATAGCTTGACTTTTACGAATCCGACGGCAACTGTTTACGGAGAGCCTAAATCAAACTTTTATTCGTGGTACGGATATGATATAGAAAATACCCCTGACGGATTAAAAGCCGCTTCGGAAACGAATATAACGGGAACAAATTACTTTAAAAGCCCCGCACAAAACAAAACGATTTCAATATCAGGGTTATCGACAAGCGCAGGATTCGGGAAAACGCTTATAGATACTATCAATGCAAATTGGCACGGAGCTACGCAATCCTTGCCTAACGCGGTATATGATTTTGGCGATACTTCGCCCGAATTTACGTTGGCGGCGGGAAAAATATTCCAAAAAGTCGTTTGTAAGTCGGGGAACAATGAAGTATACAACAGCACAATTAAAGTCGTAAACGTTGACGGGATTTTTAAGCTGAACAGGGTAACTGTTTTAAACGGGAAAGAGATAGAAAACGTAACAGACGATAAGCTAATGCTTATAGATTATAACTTATTAGATTTATCCCCGGAAGTATATTCGGTAGAATATTATTTTTATGTCGCAACTAAACAGGCGAGCGGCGTTTTTACAATGCCATTTTGGTGCGTAAAGGCTACGAATATATTCGTAGTAGTGCCCGAAAAAGGAAATTCTATTGCGCCTAAAAAACTCACTATATCCGATACGGTCGATAGGATTTTCGACACGTTAGAGCCGAATAGAGCGACAAACCGCTTTTCTTTTGACGAAACGCAAAAAGCAAAGTATGATAAAATACTTGCGCCCGAATTTACGTTTACAAAAATGACAGTTCGGGAAATGTTACGCACGGTAGGCGGGTTTATCCACGCAGAGCCGAGATTAAAAGACGATACGGACAGCAACGTTGTTTTATTTGACGAATACGGCAGTAATGAAAAATCGCATATATCAAAAAAATCGTATGTAAGTTATCAATTAAAATCGGATATAAACGAATGGTGTACCGCGCTTGACAGTTCGGCAGAAAACCTTGTAAATCAGTTAGATTATGCGCAAGGCGTATCTTACGAGCCTACGAGAAGATATTCACCGAGCGAAACATACGGAAACCCCGATATAACTTTAAGAAGTGAAAATGCAACGGCGAGATTTTCGGAAGATGAAAGTTCGTTTATTCCGACAAGCTTACCTATCTATAAGATAAAACGCATAAGAGTAGTTCGATTCAACAATACTAATTATGATATAGATATAACGCCGTATGTTTATGAAGAAGCGGATTACGGGCTTTTAAAATCAAATAAAGGCTATTACCCTAACGCAAAAGCCTTTGCCGTTTATTACAGACAAGGCGAAAAAAATATAAAAGGCTTATTCTATAAAGAGGAAGATTCAGTATCGCAGTATTTTAGTAAGTTCGCGATTGTAAATATAATTCGCGCCGCTTACGGTGATTTTTCTATCGATATATTCGGCGAAGATTTATATAAAATCGGTTTTAGTATCGAATACACGCCTATTTATTCAACACGTATAAGGACGATAAAACAAACGCTTTCAACGGGAAAAATGCCGCGTGCGCTTGCGTACAATCAAGGAGAAAACCTTATTGAAACAAGATACTACGGCGAGAATTTAAAGGGCGTTGTAGCGCGTTTAGGCAATATTGAAAAAACGTACACGTATCATTTAGCGTTTTTATCGGATATTCCGAAAGTCGGTACATTATTCGATGATAATTACTATATTTCATCGGTATATACAGAGATTTTGCAAAGCGTGATAAAATGCACGGTAGGATTATCGAAAGACTTTAACAGGCTTTCTCAATACGTCGGGATTTCATCAAATAAGCGTATGTGGGAAGTATCAGAAAAGCAAAGTCAGGCGCGGCAATCCATTTATACGGAATATATGAAAGTCAGTATGACAGACAACGCAGGGAGTGATAGCGGCGTTTGTTTCGTGCAAACTAATCCGTTTTTAATATCAAAAAATCAATCCGTAACGCTTTCGTCTATTACTACAAAAACAAAAAATAAAACAATCCTTAAAAACGTGCTTTTGCCGTCAGTTGCAAGCGCAATAGGAAATTCTATGATATTTACATTTTCGTTTGAAGATAACTATTCGGCGGGGCAAAGGCAATTAGTATCTACGAACGAAAGCGGGAATAACATATTTTATGCTCAATACGTTCCTTATTGCGATTATTTCGGTAAGTTCTATTATATGGATATAGATTTTACTATCGCGATAAATGCTTCGAGTGATTGGAACGGTATGTATTTCCCCGAACGCGTTGACGGAGTGCAATATTTCCCCGCCGTATCTATCCGTGATTGGAAGTACAGAAAAGACAATCGCGAAATTCCGCAAATCACTTACGAGCTTTCGGCGGTAAGCGATGACGAAGAAATTATAATCGGTTCGGGGGTTATGCAAAATAATTTCCTTGTGAACATTTCGCCGTTGCCGTTAGTTTTATACGGGTTTACGGAACGATTGAATAAAATCAACAGCGAAGTAGATTTTACGAACGCAAGAAAGCTTTCTAACAGCGTATCTTTTCAAGACAATGGCACGGGGTGGAAAGTTGTATTAAATATCCCCGCAAGCGCGGCGGATTGCGTGGCTTTTGCGATTGTAACTCAACCGTCAGAAAAGGTTATTGAAGTAACCGATGATGACGGAAATAATACAACGCAAACAATAAAATCGGGCGGATTGCTTTACATTGGCATAAATAAAGAGTATAATAGAATAAAAGACAACAATACTATTTATTTGAGCATTAGAAAAGAAATTTAAAGGAGTAAAGATATGATATTCTTTTTCAAATCGGACGGAACGTTGATAAAAAGCGCACCAGAAACAGTTTATCAAGGCAGCGCAGAAGCGGGGAAAGTCTACGTAGTCGCGCCATTAAACGCGAATATGCTTGTAGACGTATATTATGAATTACCGAACGGCGAGCGGTGGGGCGCGTATTTGCTTGAAAATAACGGTACTGTTATAAACAACGAAGAATTGCCCGACGGTTGGGCGTTATGGAGCACCACGCTTGAAAGCGCAATCACGCAGTATGCGGGCACGCTTAAAGCGCAGTTCGGCTTTTATCAATCGGGAACGGCTGATAAAGTGCCGCTTATTACTTCGCAAGGCGTTACTATAAAGATTGCAAAAGGGGTTGTAAGAGATTTACCGTCTGCACCGACTGCCGACGTATACGCGCAGATTGTCAATGCCATATCATCGATTAAACAAGATATTGCAAACTTGCCGAACGAGTATTTGTCTAACACAAACGAAGATAAAATCGCATTAAAAAATAACGGCGCTGTTGAATATTCCGAAAACGCTACGTCGGGAACGATTGCGAAGCGTGATAGCGACGGGAAAATCAACGTAGCAGACGGCACGGAAGATTTAAACGCCGTAAACGTAGGGCAATTTAATGCAGCGTTATCAAACAAGGTTTCTTCTTCTTCCGTATCTGCTACGGCTGTTAAAAACACTATCGCACAAAGAACCGCCACGGGGCAATTAAAAGCCGCTGACGGCGTAGCCGACGATGATTTGGCTACGGTAAAACAGCTTAATGCAGTGCAAGGCAATTATACAGATATAACGAATATTGACTTAAACACGGGCGATACAACGGTTGAATACGATACGGAATTAGGAATTACAGTAAATGCGAAAGGTACTCTAACGCACAAAAACGGCGCGACGGAACAACCGACAACGAAATTTGAAGTGCCTATTGTTGGTAAAGATGGTATTGTAATAGATAAGGCTGCAGATGCCGAGAAGATTGAAATCAGCGGTAAGGACTTTGTGCTGGCTAACCCAGGAACTACATCAGGATATCAAGTTTATATGTGGAGTACATATAGCCAGTCCTCATCATATTATAATGTAGTTACCGATGATATATGGTTATCTATAGGTAGACTTCCGCTATATCTTGATGTAAACGATAATACTAAAGGACAAAAAGAAAGTAATGCTACTTTAATAGTAGGAACTCCTAAACAGCCATATAATGCAACTAACAAGAAGTATGTAGATGATGGGTTTGTAAAGAAAGTAACTACCCCTACTCAAGATGGTAGAGTATATGGACTTTACGCAGACGGAACGCAGGCTGTGTTTCCTACTTCTCAAAATGTTCCACAAATAGATCATATAGCCCAATATACAATAGGAGGTAATATAAGAACAAATACTCCTATTGATAACTTAGATTGTACAAACAAGGAATACGTGGACGAGAAAAAAGTTGATATTTCTGAAAATTTTGTAAAAGCCTTTACTATTCCTAATGGTACAAGGACTGGGACACTTGCTGATGACGTAAAGGAAAAATTATGCAATCCAGACGGGCATAACTATTACGTTTTTGACGATACTTCACAAATGATTTTAAAGTATTCGTTTAACGAAGATGATGAGATTATACAGTATAAAGCCATATACCTTCAAACTGATAAGGCTTACGAGATTACTATGCAGATACTCCCGTCAAATGGTAGTTGGAGGCGTAGTCAAACTGTCTTGAACGCTGCAGCAAGTGGAGGTGTAACCTCTCTAAACGGACAGACTGGTGCTCTTACGACGAAGACTCTGTTCGGTACAAACTCTATCTTAGGCACAGGCAATATTGACCTCTACAAACACGTAATCTATTTCTCATTCGAAAATAACAATTTCAAGATGGTAGTATACAGCTCTAAATCACTCAATGTAAACTCTCTCACAGACCTTAAGACACTTATAGGTGATGCTGCTACAGAGAACGTATCTGGATTCGTATACGATGGTGCAAGTAGTTTATACTATCCTGTTATTGAAGTAAATACGGAGACGCTGGAAGTGTTCTATGTTCATATACAAACTGGGTTAGCTTCGGTATCTTTATCCGACTACACGATTACAGACACAGTAACAACTATATAATTTAAAGGCGGTGAAAAAATGGAAAGGGTGATAGAGCTTACGAAAACAAACGGGTATTTTTGGGATAAAAATCCGATTGTGTTCGGAAAAGACGATAAAGTCATTTTAAAGTTTAAAAGCGTTTACGACATTTCGGAATCGGTTATAACGTTAGGCAACGGCGCGGAGAGAGTGCAAAAAACTCTCTCTCAACCGTTCGAAATTCCCGAAGAAGTATTGTTTTCGGGTTGGCTTTCCGTTAGAATTGATATGTACTTAAACGGCGATAAGGCTAAATCGTGGAATTTACTGCCTATAAAGCTTATCGAAGCCGACGGAGAAGTGCACGGAGAAGAAGAAGTAAAAGCTTTTAACGAGCGATTAGACGGCGTAGAAGCGATTGTAGCCGATACGGAAAAGAACAAACTCAACAAAAGCGATTTTGCGGCGTTCGTAGAAAAATACGAAAAAGCTTATAAAGACCTTGCAGAAAAGCATAACAAGCTTGTCGAAATCGTGGGTGCGTTAAAGGAAAATAATGCGTTATAAGCGTATTATTTTCCGATTAAAGCGGTAAATTTGCAATATTTTTGCAAAAATAATAGATAAAACAAGGAGAATAAGGAAATGGATTTTAATTCTATTTATCAAGCAGTCGCGCCGTATTTAGGTACGGGCGTGATAGGAACGGCTTTAGTCGGTTTAATCGGCATTTTTTGCAAAGGCATAAAAGCCTTTAAAGAAATGAAAAGCACGTTTAAAGACACAAACGCAGAAGCGATTGAGCGATTCAGAAAGGCGTTGCCGAGCGAACTTACGGTATCTCTTGAAGCAATTACAAAACAAGAGTTTTCAAAGATTAGAGCCGAAATAGCGGCGGACATTAAAGAGCAGTTTATAGAGCCTATTAAAGCGAATACGGAGCTTTGCCGCGCAATGGCGGAAGCGTTGGCTGTATCTAAACTCACGCCCGACGCGTACAAAGAAAAAATCAAGGAAATGCTTGACTTGCCCGAAGTGGAAACGACAAACAGCCTTAAAGTCGAATTAAACACGGAAGAAAAGAACGAAGAAACCCCGGGCGCGAAATCAGAGAATAAAATTTTGGTGGATTGACGATGAAAAGAACAGGAAAAACGTGGTTATTTTTTGTTTTGCAGATTGTCTTTATGCTTGTTGTACCGTGCGTTTTTATATGGGTACAGTACGGAAGCGTAGAGCAAGGCACAACGGCATATAAATTAGAAGTAACCGCTATTTTGCTTATGTTATTAGTCTTTGTCGTATTCAAAAAGATTTTCATATCTAAATGGCTGAAAACGATTGACGGAAAGATTATAAACATAGAAACGAACGCATTGACGATAACGGACGAAACGGCAATACAATCAAATAAAAAGGCGTGGAGAACGTATAGCATTATTCAACTATTTTCAAGCGCGGTTATACCGCTGTTATGCTTTATCCTTGCTATACTTACGATTAAAGCCGTAGAAAAGGATTTAATACAGTTATACGGCTGTTTAATGTTTTGCCTTATATCTATTTGCGTTGGGATTGTATTCAGAATAGCGGAAATTTACTCAATGAAACTTACTCACGAGAAAGACGAATAAAAATAGGGGTGTGTGAGATGAACAATATATTAAAATCAGCGACAAATATTATATTTGCGCTTTTATCGCTTGTATGCTTAATTATCGTATCGCTTGGAATCGGGCTTGATTTTTCGCAGTTAAAATCGCCCGCATTTTGGCTTGAAGTGTTTATCAAGTGGGTGCTTACGATGATTATGTTTAATATCGTAGCGGAATACGACAGCGCGCAGCGAACGCACGACAAAACAGGACGGTTTTATTTGGCTTTTGCAACGCTTAAAATCCGTATCAAGCTAATTCACCGCAGGAAACTTTACAACGAATTAGATTCGGCATTAAACAGCAAAAACAACGAGATTTTAAAAGAGTTATGGACGGAGCGTATTCATCGCCGTGCTTGCACGCATTTATGCTATGATGATATTTATAACTCAACGGACACGCCAAAAGAGCTTGCCGAAAAAGTGCGCTTAACAAAGAAGCGGAAAATAAAGCGCCTTGCGAAGTTATGCGAACAAATCCGCAGCGGCGCGACATACAAACATTTTTATTTATTCCCGTTTAAACCTATCAAAGAAGAGTATTTCCTGAAAGACAACGAGCTTTCGAAAATATCTATCAATAAATTCAGTTATTCCCACGGCAAAGAAACTTTCCGCCGGAACTCAACGAAAACAATTACTTTCTTTCTGACTTCCTTAATCACTGCAGTTATAACTTATTCATTTTATGCGCCGAACTTTTGGAGCGAGCTTGCGGCGAACCTTTTAACCGTAGCAATGGCAATGGGCGCAGGGTTTACAACTTCCGCAAGGGATATGCGCAGAAGAACGCAAGTATACGAAAACAGAAACGACTTCTTAGAGCGTTACTTGAATATAACTGACGTATGGAGCGAGAATTATACTTTTCCGCAAGAAGTGCCGCTTGAACTGAAACAAGCTACTTTTAATAAGCTAATAAGTGGCGAAGAGAGTTTATCAAAGCAAAATGAACTTCACAAGGCGCAGAGTAGCTCACAAGGGAACACAGAAACGTTTTTCGACTTTTCCGAACATAAGGAGATTTTATGATGATTTTAGGTATGCTTATTTGTTTCTTAATGCTTTTTGAAGAGCGCGACTAACTACACTCACACACCCCTACAAAAGCCGCTTTACTTTCCTTTTTTCGGGAACGCAAGCGGCTTTTCTTTTTGTCTATTTTTTATACATTCATACAACTTTTTTGTGTATTTTATCTTCTTTTATCCGTTTTTTCTTTATTTTTAAGCGTTTAAAGAGAAGAACAGAACGGGGAAAACTTATCTTTTGCAAAGCAACGCAAGAGCCGTTTTTGGGCATAATAGCCCTATCGAAAAGATAGAACTAAATGCCTTTAAAGCTTATCTCCCGCAGAAGTTTCCGCGTTCGCCGCCTTTTCTCTTCGCATTCCGTTTTTTCAACGGACTTTCGTCAGCGTATGCTCAATCCAACGCCTAAAACCGAAAGCAAGCCACAAATGAGCCATGCCCCCCACCGCTTTTTATAGTGTTATTTGGTGTCCACAATCACTTGACGGGGCGTTACTTTACAGAAGAGAAAGTGCTTTTCACGCTCCGCGGATATATTGGTATCGCGGTGTCCGCTCCGCAGTGTCTCCCGGCTGCCGCTCGTTTGAGGGTGTTCACGGGTGTAGCAACTATTTAAAGTCGCTATAAGGTAAAAGAAAAAGCCGCTTGACTATCGGCTCTATTGTGGACGGGGGGCAGATAGTCAAATAACTTTTTCTTATATATGCTTATTCAGTTGACGGACTTATTCAGCCCGTCCACGACTAAATAAGCAAGGTTTTTCGGAAGCTTTCTCCAACCTTAAAACCTCTTTTATTATAACACATAAAAAATCAATGTCAATCAAAAAACAGGGGTAAAATAAAAAAAATTAAAAAAATTTAAAAAAGTTTTAAAAACTATGTCAAAACGATTGACAACGATATATCAAAGTGATATAATAAGGGTACAAAGATTGAGAGAGGGCGAACCTCAAAGGAGAAAAAACAATGATTAAAACGATTGAGCAAATCAGAGCGGAAAAAGCGGCGGGCGATTATTTCGCTGTAAGGGATGATGGTAAAAAGTACGAAGCCACTTTTACAAATGATTACGGCGGCGTTATGTTTTTCTGTATTTCCGACGAAGATAGCGCGAGAATAATCGGCTACGAAAAGAGGTAAAGAAAATGAAAAAATACATACCGTATTTAATTGTAAGCGATTGGAACACTTTTTCTGGAACGCCTGTTCGGGAAAACTGGTACGAGTGTAAAGACGGCTACGCTGTGCAAACCGTGGGGAATATCTATATGTCATGCGCGAAAAGCTATGATACGGAAGAAGAAGCAATCGAGCGGGCGAAAGAGCTTGCAAAGACTTTCGACAAAAAACGCTACTCAATAGGAAAATGTAGCTTTTGCGAATATGAAACACAAGGAGATTTACAATGAGAGAACAAACGAGAATGAAGAAGCTGAAAGAAGCGCGGAAACGCAAAGGTTATACGCAAGAAGAGCTTGCGCACGCGGTAAACGTAGGAGCGATGACGATTTATCAATATGAAAGCGGGCGGCGGATTCCGAACGCAAGAATGTTGAAACAAATCGCGCAGGCGTTAGATTGCAAAGTAGACGATATTTTGTGAGGTTAAAAATGGAAGAAGAGAAGAAACTTGAAAAAGACGAAATTAGCGCGATTGTGAGCGCGTATGACAGAGCAAGAAACGTGCAGGCAAATATAAATATTTCGACAGATTTTATGAACGCCGAACGGCAGAAAAGGGAGTTTTTAGAAATCAATTTGCCGGATGTTTTAAAAGAAGTACGACCGAGCGCGGGAACGTTGAAATTATATGTAGATTATAATAAATATTATACGGGCGAGATAGACGAAGAGGGATTGCCGAAAGTTGTTTATACAGGCATTAAAAGCGAAGAAATGGAAATCGATTTTAGATTGCCAAACGAGAAAAGAACAAGCGTTATATTCAGCATAAAGGGAATGAGCCTTGAAGAAGTTGTTGAAGAGATTTTAAGGAGAATTGATTTATGAGTGAGAATAAAAAAGAATTTGTTGAAAAGTATTTGCAGCCGATGATAAAGCAAGCGGATAGCACTGTAAAATCAGTTACATATCGAAAGTCGGTATTCGATGAAATAGTAGACGTTGAGTATATAGGCGGATTAAGTTTTTGCGTATGCGTTACGGCAGATAGCAAACAAGCGATTGTAAAAGACGTATTAAAGGAGATTTGGTAAAATGTGCATTGAGAACGGTTGGGTACTTGACGAACGGCACAATATGCCGCATAAAGTCGGAACTTGCGATTGTTGCGGGCGTATGATTTATGAAGATGAAGATTATGACAGGAACGGTGAGCGGCTTTTGTGCTTTGATTGTGTTGAACTTTTAAAAGATGAGGAAGAATTGTAAAATGGGTATTTTATTAAGAGGAGATATAAAAAACGTGGCAATGTCTTTGAGAGTTATAAAAGCGGTATCTGACGGAAAGACTTTAAAAGAATATTTAAAGAGCCTTGCTGAAATGCCGAAAGGCGAGAGAGATTCCCACTGTTCGGAAGTTGCTAAAATAGGTAGACGAATCAGAGAGTTACGGACGGAAAACGTAGGATATTATGGGAGAGCATACAATGGCTAATATATATCAGTTGACAAGAGAATATAACGATTTATACGAACTTGCGCTTGCAAACGCGGACGAAGAAACGGGAGAGCTTGACGAACGGATAACCGCCGCACTTGATATAAAGGGCGCAGAACTTGAAACGAAAGGAATTTCTGTTGCTTGCGTTGTGAAGAGATTGAACGCGACGGCGGACGAAATCGATAGTGAAATAGACCGATTAACGAAAATGAAAAAGGCAATACAAAACACGACAGAAAGATTGAAAGACGGTTTAAAAGCGGCGTGGATTTCGGCTGGTATTGTAAAAACTGAAAGCGTAAAGGCTACAATATCATTTAGAAAGTCTGAACAAGTAGCAATCGATAACGAAGCGGATTTGCCAGAAGAATACAAGCGCGAAATCGTAACGATAAATAAAACCGCCATAAAAAAGGCGATAAAAGATGGCAAGGAAATTCCGGGCGCGCATATAGAAGAATGTATGAATATTCAAATAAAGTGAGGTAAAAACAAAATGGAATTGAGATTCAGAAAATTGAGAGCGGACGAAATAGACGTGCGCGCGGGGCGCGTGATTGACGGTAAAAAACAAGGCGCTTTATTATTGCTTTATAAAGACGCGCGTTGCGATATGGACTTGTTGGATGAAACCGTAGGCGCGATGAATTGGCAGAGAAAGCATAGCCGAGATAACGCTAATTGCGCCGTGGGTATTTACGATTCAGACAAGCAGGAATGGGTATGGAAAGAAGATACGGGAACGGAAAGCAACGCCGAAGCAGAAAAAGGTCTTGCAAGCGATTCGTTCAAACGTGCTTGCACTAATTGGGGAATCGGGCGGGAACTCTATACGGCGAAAAATATTTTCGCCCCTTGTGAGCTAAAAGACGGTAAATTGCCGAAGTTTTTATCGTGGAGCGTAAAAGAAATAGGCTATAATGAGCGTGGCGAGATTGAAACGCTTGTTATTTGCGATAATAACGGTAAAATCGTGTACAGCAAAAACGCCGCAAAAAACACGCCTAATTTGCACAAGTCGGAAGAAGCCGATAAACACACCGACAATGAGAAAGAAACAACGCAGGACGAAAATGGAGAAAGCAAGGAAGATTTTCGCAGCGTTTTTGAAGAAGTACAGAGTGAAGATTTGAAGAACGCAGAAAACGTTGAAATCGTGTACAAGAACGGAACAAAAGAAAGGGTAGGGAACTTGCCAATTGTATGGCTTAGAACGCTTGCGAATAAGACGGAAGAAGAATACAAAGAGGCAAGGGAAGCGGCAAAAACAATTTTAAAATTAAAATATAACGAAAGCGTGTAAAAATGCTTGACTTTGTGCGGCGGTAGTAGTAAAATATAATAGCAAACACTTGTTGCCACACAAAACTGAATGGCGATTATTTGGTAGCCGACTGATAATCGCTACTAAACAATCACAAGGGAAATACTCTTACGAACGCGTAACGGCTATTACGCTTCGCAGGGGTATTTTTCTATTATAAGAGGTATAAAATGGGTATAACAATGAAAGACAGCGGCTTGCAATGTTCCATATTTGACGGCGAAAATACGTTAAAAATAACAAAACCGTTACGACTGATAGAATTATTCGCAGGTATTGGAGCGCAAGCGAAAGCACTTGAAAATCTCGGCGTAAACTTTGAGCATTATAGGATATGCGAATTTGATAAGTACGCCGTTGCAAGTTATAATGCGGTACACGGAACAGAATTTGAAACAAGCGATATAACCAAAATTCACTCAGATGACCTTGGAATCGTCGAAACCGATAAATACGAATACATAATGACTTATTCTTTCCCTTGTACAGATTTGTCAACGGCAGGTAAACAAAAAGGAATGAGCCGGGATAGCGGAACGCGAAGCGGGCTATTGTGGGAAGTAGAAAGATTATTGAAAGAAACAAAAGAATTACCGCAAATCCTTTTAATGGAAAATGTTCCGGGAGTATTGTCAGAAAAGAACAAAAAAGACTTTTTAGAATGGTGCGGTTTTCTTGAAAGCTTAGGGTATACAAGCAAATACAAAATATTAAACGCAAAAGATTATGGAATACCGCAAAACAGAGATAGAGTGTTTATGATAAGTTGGCTTGGAGAATATTATTATAATTTCCCTGATAAAAATCCGCTTTCTCTTACTTTGAAAGATTTTTTAGAATGTTCGGTTGATAAAAAATATTATTTATCCGAAAAGGCAATTAAAGGATTTTTTAAACATACGCAAGAAAGCATTAAAAAAAAGAACGGATTTCGATTTGAGCCGACAAATGGGAAAGGAATTGCAAAGGCTGTTTTGTCAAAAGCGGGAAGCCGACCGTGCGACAACTATATAGCGTTAGACGAACAAAACGGATGTATTAGGAAAGACGGAACGGTTGGCGCTCTTACCACAGACGGAAGCAGCCCGAAACATAATAACAGAATTATAGAAAACGTACGTGTTTTTCAATATGCGCACGGGTATCTTCCAGCGGGAGAAATTGACGGGAATATATTTCCAACGGTACGGACCTCAAATACAGATAGGTATAATAACGCAATTCAAGTAAATGGTGATACGCGTATTAGGAAACTCACGACAAAAGAGTGTTGGCGGCTTATGGGGTTTGATGATGAAAGCTTTTTTAAAGCAGAAAAAGTAGTAAGTAATTCTCAATTATACAAGCAAGCGGGAAATTCAATCGTTGTAAATGTCCTTATGGCAATATTTGAAAAATTATTTTAAAAACTTTGAAAAAGTGGGTAAAATCGTTTGACATTATACGCCGTGCGTAGTATAATAGAAGAGCAAAGAACGAAAGAGAGGTGAAAAAATGTTTAGTGTATCTTATGTTAATTTAGAAAAAGACGAAGTAGAAATTAAAAACGGATTTAAGTCTGATAAAGAAGCTTATGATTATATTTCTAATCATAAAGAAGTATTGCCTTTAAAGCTTTTGGTTTGGAGCGAAGCAAGGCAATGCAATAGAGAAATTGAAGCGTTCGTAAAATATTGAGAGGTGAAAAAAATGAAAGGTTATAAAGCATTTGAAAAAGGGAGAGTTTGTAGAAGCCGATGAGTAAATATTGTAAAAATTTTCGTTGCCCGGAAAATAAAGGCGAGCCTTGTAAAATATCGAATGATTGTTGGCTTTTTCAATGGGATATAGACAAAGAAAAACAACCGAAAGTAAAAACGGTAAGCGCGCCGCTTGAAGAAGATGAACAAAAAGATTTTGCATTGTGGCTTGACAGTCAGGGAGTTTTATGGGCGCATATCCCGAACGAAAGAAAGGCAAGCCTTGCGGTATTATCTTCGCTTGCGCGGCAGGGATTGAAAAAAGGTTTTCCCGATAATTTCATAGCGGTAGCGCGCGGGAAGTGGCACGGTTTATTTATCGAGCTGAAACGGGTGAAAAAATGTTTGTCCGTGCGTTCGAAAGAACAGCGGGAATGGATAAAACAGTTGAACGCGGCGGGATATAAAGCGTTATTTTGTTACGGCGCAGAAGAAGCGAAAAAAGCAGTAAGAGAATATCTGAAAGAGGTGTAAAATGAAGTCAGTTTTAATATCAATCAAGCCGGAATGGGTTGGAAAAATCACAAGCGGCAAAAAGACAATCGAAGTGCGGAAAACCGCTCCGAAAGAAGTGCCGTTTAAGGCTTATATCTATTGTTCTTACGGCGATATGAAAACAAATTATTACCTCAAGGGTAGGGGTAAAGTTATCGGCGAGCTTTCAAGAATGATTGACGAGCTATTAAAGGAGTACGAAGAATGAAAAACTACTGTTCATACTGCGAGTATAGAGAAAATTGCGAAATTGTGGATATAACAAACTTTTGCGAAGATTGCAAAGATTATTATACTTGCGACATCCAAGCAGAATGTGAAGCGGGGTATTCAGTTGAATGCAACAATGGGTTTGAATATAGAAATGAGTATGAGGAAGACGAGGAGTATGAAGAATGAAACAAACCGAAAAGAAAAATCAAATTAAACTCATAAAAGAAGCACTGATATATAGTTTAATATCAAATAATAGTTATAGTTTTAAAGAGCAAGCAGTCGTTTTATTAGATAATGCAGAATTGCTTTTTATACAAGGTATTCGTTGTGTAGACAAAGAACACATTTTTTGGGATAATGATGAGTTAAAAAGTTATGCAAAAGTAGGAATCATAAAGTTTGCAAATGTTTTGTACAAAGAACTTTTTAAGGAACCGATGTACAAAATAGGAGAAAAAATCATCTTCCCTATAAACGGGGTTATAGATAGCATTACTTTCAATAATGTATTAGAAAAATTTTTAAATGAGGGATATTATGAAACAGACGGAAGCAAAAAAGAGATATGACAAGAAATACAAGGCAAGTAAGGTTGAGAGATTTTATATCGACTTATACCCAACGGATAAAGACATTAAAGAGTTTTTGGAGCTAATTAGTCAGAAAATTCCGAAAGCGACTTATGTAAAAAACATTATCCGAACGAACATTAAAGCATACGCTTATGCGAATAAACTTCTAAATGAAATGAAAGGGGGAAAGAAATGACAAAACAAGAGAATCAATGTTTCAGAGTGCATACGTATTTAAAAGAGCATAAAGGGATAACCGGGTATTCCGCTTTTAGCGAAATCGGCGTATATCGTTTATCGAGCTGTATTCATAGGCTTAGAAAGCGCGGAATAGATATTGCCGACCGTTGGCTTGAAGTCGAAAACAGATACGGCGAAAAGTGCAGAATAAAGGAATATTATTTGAAATGATACAAAAGGGTAAAATCATTGACATTGACGAAAACGGGGTTGTAACAATCGTTGCGCAGTCGGACTTGTATTTGATGACACACCGTGAAATAAAAGAGTGTTACATTGATTTTATTGACGGCAGAAAGCTATCAGACAAGCAAAGAAGAATGTGTTATTCTTTGATAAATGCAATAGCTGAATGGAGCGGAAGTAGCACGCAGGACATAAAAGAAGCGTTTAAAATGGAATTTTGGGCAGATAAGATAGATACGCTTGCCGAAAAGGTTTTCAGCCTTTCTAACGCGCCTATGAGCCTGATAGCAGAGTTTCAAAAGTTTCTTATAAACTTTATACTTGAAAACGACGTGCCTTTGAAATATTCGCTTTTAAATTATGTTGATGATATAGACAATTACGTTTATATGTGCTTGATACACAAGAAGTGCTGTATTTGCGGAAAGAAAGCTGACTTGCACCACGTAGATAGCGTAGGAATGGGAAACGACCGAACGGAAGTTCAGCACGAGGGAAGAAAGGCATTAAGCTTATGCCGGGAACACCATACGGAGATACACGCGATAGGAATAAATTCGTTTTTAGAAAAGTATCACATAAACGGTGGTATTCCTATCGACAAAACGATTATGAAAATCTATAAATTGAAGAGGTAAAAATATGGAATATATAAATGATACAAACGGTATGGTCAGAGCACGGATTCCATACTGTGATACTTGTAAATATTTAACAGGAGACGGGCTTTGTAGCGAAACATTTTTTCAAGACGGAACGAATTGCGAATTTTGCAGGCGATTTGGGGAAGAGGAATACGCAAAAGCAATGGATTTTTATGGAGCTATAAGATTAGGGAATCCAAGCATTGAAAAAATATCCGACAACGTAAATCATCCCGCGCATTATACTGACGGCAAAATAGAAGTGATTGATTATATTCAAGACAAAGGCTTTAACTTTTGCCGTGGAAACGCGATTAAGTACATATCGCGAGCGGGGAAGAAAGACAAGTCGAAAGAAATCGAGGACTTGCAAAAAGCCGTTTGGTATCTGAATAAAGAAATCGAACGATTAAAGGTGGGGAAATGATTAAAGTAAAACAGAACATAATGAGCGGAATAACGCCGAGAGCGCCTACCGCGTTTAAAGTAACAAAAATTGATTGCTATAAGCCGCATACAGTAAAAGATGAAGTGGAGATATGTTTGACTTGCGATTTGCCGAAATGCCGAGGTGATGACAGGTTATGCAAACGCTATCAAGCGATGATGAAAGAACTAAAAGAAATGAATAAAAAGATTAAGGAGAAAGACAGATGAAGAATAAAAGGAAAGGTACAAAAGAAATAGAAGAAAGACCGGTGGAGCTTAAAGATACTGTGTTTTTTGCAGAAAGAGGGAGGATGTGCGAAATTCTAAAAGGTAGTGTAGTAGTTATTTTAGAACATTGCGAATTTCGTTTAAATGAAACAATTAGAACAAATAGATTCAAGGTTGTTTTAAAAAACGACGATAGAGAGGACGGGTTGTACGCTCAACCGCACGGAGAAAGAGTTTTAAGCTATGAAGATTTCGGGAAAAAAGTTTTTAAAACAAAAAAGGAAGCAGAAGAAAAGTTATTAAAAATCGAAGACCTTGAAAAACAATTACGGGAGTTAAAAAGATGAATAAAGTATTTTTAATAGGTAACTTGACGAAAGATACGGAACACGGCGTAACAAAAAACAATATTTATTATTGCAATTTTACAATCGCGGTAAACCGTTCGTATACGGACAGCAACGGCGAAAGACAAGTTGATTTTTTCAATATCCGAACGTGGAGAGGAATTGCGGAAAGTTGCGCGAAATATCTTGTGAAAGGGAAAAAGGTTTGCGTTTCGGGAGAATTGCAGCAGAGAACTTACGAGGACAATCAAGGCGTAAAGCGTACGGTAGTTGAGATACAAGCAAACGAAGTAGAGTTTTTATCGCCGATAGAGAAAAAGCAAGAAGAAGCGACGGATAAAAAACAAACAAAGCCGTATCAGCAATCGATTCTTGAAGATGATGATATACCGTTTTAAGAGGTGAAAAATGCAAAACATTTTAACAATAGTATTAAAATTTGACGTCATAGATATACTTGAATTCGTTTTGTTTTTATGGTTGGTTGTAAATATTGTTTTACAAGTATTGTGGTTTGCAAAGTCAAAAGAAAATAGTAAGTTCGAGACGCTTACAGTAGCACAATCTTTCGGAATATTGGTGCTATATTTTTGGGTATGGTTATTGAGGTGAAAAGATGAAAGTATTTGCAATAATTTCAATAGTAGTATCGGCAGTTTCATGCTTGTGTGAGTTGGCAGACCTTGTTAGAAAAGGTGAAAGCAATTTATTTTTTGCAGGTTTTGCGCTTGCAACGAGTATTTGCCTTTTATGTATGTGTTGAGGTGAAATATGAAGATTAAGAAGTTTTTAAAATGCGTTTTGATAAGTTTAATTCTGATAGCGTTTTGTTTGTCTATTGCGGCGTTTGCGAAAGCGAATACCGCACAGACCGTAACGCAGACAAATGAAATGGAATTTACGGAAGAGGATAAATACAATATCGAAAATTACGTTTCAAAGTATAGGAATATGGATAGCTATGAGGTTATTCCTTATACGAAAGATGGTGAAAGACGGTATCTTTTAATCGGAGAGAGATTGGGAGATTATTATATAATCGTTTGCGCCGTTCGGGATAACAGTTTAGTCGTTCTGACAAAGGGGAACGATAGAAGATAAAGGTGTAGAAAAATGACAACGCTTGAAACGCAGAATTTAAGCAATTTAGAAAAGGAACTTAAGGAAGCCGAAGTAAAAGCATTTCGGCTTATAAGCTTTATAACGCTTTACAAACAATACGATGATTTGCCGCGTAAAGAGCGAAGATTGGTATTAAAACAGCATAAGCTTGCATATAAATACTACGAAACGCTTAAAAAGCGAATAAAGCTTATAAAATCGAGATAAAAAAGCGCGGTGAAATATCCGCGCTAAAACTTTTTTATCAAAATGCTTGACAATTAAAAAATATATGGTATAATAAAGAAAAATGAGGTGATATTATGGCTGACGAAGAAAAATTCAAGCACGACCCGGAAGCAGGAGAAGATACAAAAAAGTTACGATTGCCTTTTGCACTTTGCAAGTCAAAAGGAATTGAAATACAGGATTGGTGGACACCGCGCGATGCTTGGAACGCACTCAAAAATGAGGGCGCAGTATCTAACGTAAGCGAAGAATACGCTGATTATTATAGACAGCTTAAAAAGAAAAAGGCAAAAGAATACAGAAAGAAACACCCAGAACGCATAAAAAAATCGCGCCTTAGAGCGCAAACAAAGAGTAGACAGCTTTCCGATTTAACGCATAATGTCGATAAAAAATATAAGCATAAAGACGGTGCGATTGCTGGGGCGAATAAAGCTACACCGATGACATTTGAAAAAGCAGACAGTGGAAATTGCAACCCGTTTTTCAATAAGAAAGATGAAAAAACGGGAGTAAATTACATAGGGTATCGTACAAATTGTCAAACGTGCGTTGCCACATATATAGCTCGCCGAAAGGGCTACGATGTAAGGGCATTACCTAATCTTGACAATAGAGAAATCGCGCAGTTAAGCCAAAATACATCACTTGCATATAAGGACAAAAACGGTAAACGTCCAGAAAAATTATATAAACCTTACGAAGATAGTGTTGGCGGATGGCTTGCCAAATCAATGAAACCGGGAGAAATCTTTTCAGTTGAATTTGATTGGATAGGAAGGAATTCCGGGCATATAGTAACTGCAGAAAAGTTAAAAAACGGCGATTTAAGAATCTATGACCCTCAAACAAATTATACCGTAAAAGGTATTCAAGAAATAAAAAACTATTTTAAAAGTAGCCGTATTAGAAATGGTAGCGTAGAAGCAATGAATCTTACGAACTGTACCCTTGACGAGAAATTTTGCGATAAAATTATGAAGAAAGCGAGGTAATTATATGAATGACAGCATAAGAGAACTTGCGTTTGATTTAAACGCAGAAGAAGTAAAGCGCGGGAAAGATTTTAAAGGATATAAAGTATTTGAGCCTGTTTACAAAAATAACGTAAAAATAGGGCTTCCGTATGTTATTTTTGTAAAAGATAACAACGCAAGAATATGTACAGACGAAGAAGCTCTTGCTTACCTTGATTTTGTAAGTGAACATAAAGGAGAATAAAAATAAACGAGGTGTTAAAATGGCGCGATTGACGAGCAGACAGCGACAAGCGGTAATCGCTCGTTACTTAGCGGGCGAGAGTATTGCTTCGTTAGCAAAAGAGTATAACATTTCAAGGCAAGCACTTGCAAAGCAAGTGAAACAAGAGAAAGTTGCCGAAAGTTTACAAAAAGTAACAAATGAGCAAGCTATGACAATGGCAGCGTTTATTCAGAGCAAGAAAGAACAAACGCAAGACATTATAGAAGCGTTGCTTGACAAGTTACAAGACAAGATAGACAAAGCAAGCTTTAAGGACTGTATTGCTGGGATTAAAGACCTTGCAAGTCTATACCTTGAAAGAGAGGATAACTCAATCGATAATACCGTAAAGGTGGTTATTGAAAGAAAGGTGCAAGACCTGACGGACGAAACGGATAATGAGTAGCGTTATAGAGTATAACCCGATAATACCGAAGAACTTTGCCCCGTTATTAAAGACGAACAAAAAGAACGGAACGCATAGAATAATAGCGCGTGGCGGGCGTTACAGCGGAAAGACCACGACTATTATACAAGAAGCATTAGAGGGTTATATAACGATACCCGGTGCTAATATAGTAGTAGCGAGAGCCGATGACGTCAAATTCAGCAAAACAACGTTCCCGACGGTTAAAAAGGAATTGCAAAGGTTTGGAATAGCGCAGTATTGCCATATTCCAAAGAGAACGGGCGATATAATCTTTAAGCCGAACGGGAACATAATAAGGTTTGTAGCAACAGGCGGAGATGAGCATAGAACAAAAGGCTTAGACTTCGAAAAGGGATATGTGCATAGATTCATCCACGACGAAGCGCAAGAGCTTGAACACGAGTTTGAAGTCAAGGGGTGCGAAAAGACCTTATTAAGAATGTTAGGCGATACAACGAAATGGATATACATATATAATCCGCCGCCCTTTCGGGCAGAGTTTGCGAACGTGTATTTCCCGAAGCTTATACGTGAGGGAAGAGCGTTAGAGATATATTCATCGTGGAAAGACATACGAAAGCTATTATCGCAAGACGTTATAGACGAAATACTGAAAGACAAGCAAAGCGATTTGAACTACTATCTATATGAATATATGGGAGAAGTAACCGCAACAAACGGGCTTGTCTATCCGCAATTCAGACGTGAAAAGCATTGCACAAACATTTACACGCATTTAGCCAACGGCGATAGAGTTATGGAGCTTATACTTGGCGTAGATGAGGGAAGTATTTACGACAGCACTTGCGTAACGCCGATAGCGATAATGTATAGCGGACTTGCGATAGTGTTAGGTTGCTTTGAGAATGACCCCGTAAAGACAGGAGCGCAAGCACCGAGCGCGCAGTCAAGGGATTTAATCAGATACCGTGAAAGGCTTTTGACGAAATT